GCCTCTATCAAAAGAACTTTCGTTTCGTTGTCCCCCTCTAAATTCTCTTGGTTTTCTTTGATGAATCGTAATTTTTAATGCATCTTGTGTATTAAGATCTAAGTCAATTGGGTATGATAGTCCTTGTGATGAGAATATCGGAGAACTAAAGATCTGATCAGTCGAACTTTCTCGGGGGTTTGGCACTGGTCTAGAAGCGTCTTGTTCTTCAGGATCGGCTTCTTGTTGTTCTGCTCCCCGATATGATGCGAGTAAAAGTTTTCTCTCAGCTGTTGTTGCACTGGCTAAAACATTTTCGTCAAAAGAACCACCCCCTGCACCATTCACTGTTGATTGTTGAACAGAGTCTTCTAAGTTTTTAACAACCTGTAAATTTGATCGATTTTGATTGTCTTGTAATCCTTCACTTAATTGTTCGTAGTTAGGAACGTTCTGAGCACCCTCCCCACCTACTAATGGATATGCACCCTGCGGATCTGTAAGTTGTATTGAAGACATTCCATCACGAGAAATTCCAACAGGTTGCCATTTATCTTCTTTTGGATCAAGTGCATATATGAGGGTTGTTGCCGATTTTACCTTTCCATCGGATTGACCTCTAGTGAATGCAGTTACAGTCCTAACGGTAACTTTTTTTGATGATCTAAATACCCGGCTACCTCTTCTCTCTGCTTCCTCAACAACTAAAATTCTATCGGCAGACACGTAGGAACCCTCAGCATATTGTGCTGTGTTATTTTTTAAATCTGTTGCGTTTCCCTTATTAAAATCTGCCATTTAGATGGTTTTTATTTATTTAGTGAGGAACTTTGCATATCTGACTGAGAGCAGGTCATCAAGTTCTTCTCTCTTAACTATGTAGACCTGACCAGCAATTTCATTCCATGTATATTGTCTTGTCTCTCTATGATGAAAGTTTGTCCCACGAAATCCCCATGCAAATAAATCTGTCACTGCGACAAGTGGATGTTGATCATATAGTATTCCAGGTGTTTTAGCATTATAAACAAAAGTGCAAATGGTTCCAGCGTCAGGTATTGGTGTGACAGTATCACTCAGTGCATCCATAATCATCAACATCTGTTCTTCCTGATCCATGGTTCCACCATTCAGTTCATCAAGGATAGGTTCGATGCGGTTCATTTGATTCCGAGTTCTCTTTCTGTTATGATCTTAAATTCGATTCTACGATCAGCACAATACTCTTGTGCTGCTTTCCACTTTGCTTGATTCACTGCATAAGTTTTACACTCAAAGAGATATGATTTAGTCACCCTAGATTTTTTCTTCGGAGGTGCAGTTTGTTTTGCAGGTTTTACTTCAACAACATAAGTTTTGATCTTGCCAGTGGACTCTTTTACCTTTATAATAAAGTCTGGGAAGTATCTATGGACTCTATTGTCCACAGGTGATATGTATGGGATACAGAATTCTTCTGATCCCCATGCTATAATGTTTTCATTGAGGTCACACCACCTACAAAACTTTCTTTCCCAACTACTCCTGCATATAATATTACTTGCATCTCCCTTATATTTTCTAGGATGCGAAGGTTTGTATTTACTTTTAATACTTTCTCCCATACATAATATATAAGGTTAAAAACTATTTAGATGTCACTCCGCGCCACATCAATATCAGAAATAAAGTCTAATATTCTTAGACCATCAACCACATCATCGTTTTTGGCATTCATTCCTTTCCCAAATAATTTTGAGGTAAGGTCTAGGTTGAGTGGTCTTCTTGGAGCCTCGCAAGAAAAATTAATTTTAGGATGCTGTGAGTGTAGTTTACCTGGTTCGTCTTTCATTACATCAAAACAAGATAATGACCGTACAGGCGTTACTGAAACTCATGCATATAGAAGATCCTATGAACCATTAGCACTGACATTTTATGTTGATGCTGAGGAATATCTTTCGATTAAGTTCTTTGAATTATGGATGAATCATATCGCTGGTGAGGATATTGGCGGTAAAAATGTAAGTGAAAATAATTTTAGTTATAGATTTAGATATCCTAATGATTATGTTGCAGATCAAGGTCTTAGTATTCTTAAATTTGAGAAGGATATCGTTACTCAGGTAAAACGACCAAATATATTGGAGGACATCGTAAATATTATTGCAGGAACAGATTTTGGTTCTGTGCAAAACAAGAGAACAGGATCATCTGCACAATATAATTTCTTTAGAGCATTTCCGATTTCCATCAATTCAATGCCATTATCATATGAGGCATCTAGAGTTTTAAAAGTGACAGTTAATTTTTCATATACGAGGTATACTTTGGATAGTGTTAATATAAGTGGAGAGAATTTATCTTCACCTTCTCAAGTCATCGCAAATCAAAGAGGGTTTGAAAGAGAACTTGATATTGCAACTGGAGGATCTAATCCTATTCCAGGAACCTTTAGTGCAGGTTTGACTGGAGCAGGAACAATACGAGAATTAGATCGTATTAATAGAGGAACGAGTGGTGTTCCAGTCACACCACCAGGATTTGGTGGAATTGCCTAATAAATAATCACACTGAAAAACTCTTCGGGACATTATGCCTTTACCAAAGATTGCTACGCCAACTTATGAACTTGAGTTGCCATCCACAGGAAAAACAATTCAGTACAGACCCTTTCTAGTCAAGGAAGAAAAACTTCTTGTCATTGCACTTGAAAGTGATAGTACGAAACAGATTACAACTGCAATCAAATCTGTTATTAAAAATTGTGTATTGACCAAGGGTGTTAAGATTGAAGATCTTCCTACGTTTGACATTGAATATTTGTTTTTAAATATTCGTGGTAAATCTGTTGGTGAAGACATTGAAGTTAACATTGTCTGCCCTGATGATGAGGAAACAAGTGTTACAGTGAATGTAAACCTTGACGATATCCAAGTTATCAAGAGTGATGATCACACTGATAAAATTAAACTAGATGATAAGATCATGATGCAGATGAAATATCCATCGCTTGATCAATTTATCAAAAACAATTTTGATATCAGTGATAAAAATGTGATGGATCAATCATTTGAGTTGATCGCATCATGCGTAGATAAAATCTTCACTGAAGATGAGGTTTGGACTACCTCTGATTGCACTAAGAAAGAGATGAATGATTTCTTGGAGCAAATGAATTCATCACAGTTTAAGGAGATTGAGGCATTCTTCCAGACGATGCCCAAGTTGTCGCATACGATTAAAGTGACAAACCCAAACACTAAAGTTGAGAGTGAAGTTGTCTTGGAGGGACTGGCATCTTTTTTCGCCTAGGGATGGTTCATATGAATCTTGAGAACTACTTCAATCTCAACTTTGCCTTGATGCAGTTCCATAAATATTCATTAACAGAAATAGAAAACATGATGCCCTGGGAAAGGGATATATATGTTGCTATGTTAATGAACCATCTTGAAGAAGAAAAACTAAAACAGCAGCAAGCGAATGCCTTCGGATGAAACCCAATCTACAAATCCAATAGAACCTAGAAGGCGTCGTATTTCTGCTGAAAGTTTTCGCACGGGAAGAAATATTGTAAGTTCCTCTCAAATTCAGCAGCAAAATTTACTGGGAACAAAACTTGCTGATAACATTGCAACTTTGGATAGGAGAGTTGCATTTAATGAAAGAAAGATAACGATATTAAAAAACATTCTTGGATATCAGAAGAGTGATCTAAGACAAAACCTTGCAGCCGTCACTCCTCAAGCGGTGATGCTTAGAAATCTTGATGCAATCCTTGAAACTCTAAGAGCAGAAGCAAAGATTGAGAAGCAGGAGGAGGAATTTAACAGAAAGAAAGCGGAAAATACAAGGAGAAGATTAGAGGAAAATCGTGTTGAGAAGAGATATGAAAAACTTAGAAAGATAACGACTACTATTTTAGCACCAGTCAAAAGTATCATTGACGGTATTATCCAAGCGTTTTTGGGATTGGTGCTTGGAAAATTCTTAGTAAGATTATTAGACTTCTTTACTGATTCAAAGAACAAAAAGAAAATTGAGTCCCTAACAAGATTCTTCTCAGACTTTGGCCCTAAGTTATTAACATTATATTTGATGTTTGGAACAAAGTTTGGCAGAGCTGTTGGTAAACTTAGTTCACTAATAATCAAAGGTGCTATCAGGTTGGGTGCAGCGTCTCTTATGCTGCTTAAAAAACTTGGCATCAAGGGAGCTGGTGGTCTTGCCCGAGGATTGATGGGAAGACGTGGTGGTAGACTTGGGACACTCATACAACTTGGTGCCACCGCTGCAACTTTCTTCGCGCTGGATAAATTTGTAAGTGGAACACTCAGAGGGAACGAAGAGGAGGAAGAAGAGCAGGGATATCGTGATGGTGGTGAGGTTATTGGAAAGTTTGGAATTGACAATATACCTGCAATGCTTAGTGATGGAGAGTTTGTTCTTGTTCCTGGTGCGGCAAAGGAATTAGGCATCCCATATCTTGAGAGATTAAACAAAAGACATGGTGGTGATAATGTACCAGAGTCAAGGAAAGGAACAACATATGCTAATGATGGTGGGTTCATTGGTGGTATGATGAATGCCATTCGTAGCACTGGTATGGTCATGGCACCTTATAAAGATCAATATCAAAATGAAGGAACAAAACAATTCCAATTGTTTGGAATGCCAGTTCCATTTACAAGAAGGGCATCTGGTTATACTGACGAAGATATTAATAGATTTAATAGAATACATCCAACTCGTATGTTGGAAAAGTATAAAACTAAACCCAAATACCATGAACCTGAGTTAGAGAAAAAATATAGGGATATGGGAATCTTGGACGCATATTATGCAGATGCTGTTAGAACAGTTCCAAGAACTACACCACTTGAACCCCTGATCCCAGGGACATCTTCCACTCCTAAGTCTGAAAGAGAAAGAAATGAGGAATTTATAAGAGAAAGTTTTAAAAATCTGCCAGGAAATTTAGAGACAATAGGTGAGGTAAATAGAGAGAGGCAAAAGGTACTTGAGGAATTGGGGTATACCCCCGATCCCAATCCGGCTCAGGATGCTTTAAGAGAACTTCTTAAACCAATATTTCCAAGAATGTTCGGTCCTCAATCATCCGTACCAAGCAGGAGACAAGCAACTATTGCAAAATCATCTCCCCGTGTCATGATGCCTGGTACACCCATTGCCCAACAACCAAGGGTAATGGTGGTTGATGGGGGCACTAACTCTGTTGATACAACTGAACAAGTATCACCCAACCCACAGATACCACAGTTCTCTCACATGGGACACTCCATGA